CACGACAACCTTGGGCAATGGCCTTGCTTCTTGGGAGGGCGGGGATTTGCAAGAAGGGCCGGGAGTAAACGCCCCGACAACACGCGCTAGCGCTCGCCGCCCAGAGGACGATGATGAGGACGAGCGCCAGTTCAACGAGGTGGACATTCGCAACTGGTGGCGCAGCGCGTTGAACTGGAGGCGCTCCCGTAGTGGCCTGCTGGTGCCGGCATGAGTAGCTGGCTGATTATTCAGAAGTGGTTTGACCGCTTCCTCGATCCGCCAGCGGGCGCCGGGAGCATCACCGGCACCGGCTCCGTTACCGAGCAGCATGACGTTGCCGCCGGCACGGGTGTCATTACGATCACCGGCTCGGGCGCGGTGGTCGAGCAGCATGATGTCGCCGCGGGCTCGGGCACCATCACGGTTGCCGGCGCGGCAGCGGTCACTGAACAGCACGATACTGCCGCCGGCACGGGCACGGTGCAGCACGTCGCTGTTGGCGCCGTCACCGAGCAGGACGACACCGCCGCCGGCACGGGCACCATCACGGTCACGGGTGCCGGTGCCGTTACCGAGCAGCCGGACGACGCCACCGGCACGGGCACGGTCACGGGTGGCGAGATCACCGGCACGGGCGCCGTCACTGAACAGCCGGACGACGCCACTGGAGCCGGCACCGTTACCGTAACCGGCTCGGGTGCCGTTACCGAGCAGCACGATACCGCGGCCGGGACAGGGTTGCTGGGCGCAAGCGGCACGGGCGCGGTAGTTGAGCAGCCCGATGTCGCCGCGGGCAGCGGCACGGTCGCTGATGCGGTCGTCACCGGCATCGGTGCCGTGATCGAGCAGGGCGACGTGGCGAATGGTGTCGGCTTCGTCGGCACGACAGAGGTCAACGACGGAGCCCGCTACGTCCGCCGCCCGCAGCCCCCGAGGCGGGATGAGCAGCAGATTATCCTGCCGCCGGCAGCGGAACCGGCTCCCGGGCCCGGTGAGCCTGATCTCCCCGAGGCGTTCGCCTACCTTCGCACCGCCGCGCTACCGGGTGAGATCTCGCGCGAGCTGGCGGCCGAGGATAGGCGCCAAGCCGCGATCGAGGCGCTCGTCGCAAAACGGCGATTGATCGCCCGCAACAATGCGGCCATAATGCTGCTACTTTCATAGGAGATCCCCTTCATGTCTGCACTGATGCGCGCCCTGCTCTACCCGTATATGGCCCCCGAGGACGACGGCAAGGCCGCGTCTGGGGGCTCAGGTGGGGGTAAGGCCGTCGAGTCCTCAGAAGACGCCACAAAGGCCGGCGACGAGGCAGATCAGGGCGCAGCTCAGGATCAGGCGGATCTTGCTGAAGCCGGGGAAAAAACCAAGGAGTTGACCCCGGCCGAGCTCGACGCCGGCATGGCAGAGGCGATCGGGAAAGGGCTGAAGGAGAAGGCCGAGACGCCGGCCGGGGAGAAGAAGACTGCCGCGCCCGCCGCTGGGGAGAAGCCGGGGGCGCCCGATCCCAAAGCCGCCGCGGCTGCCAAGAGTGCCGTGGACGCAGAAGCAAAAGCCGCGGCGGAAGCGAAAACGGCCGCCGATGCGAAAGCGGCGAAGGACAAGGAAGACGCCGCGCTGAAGGGCAAGAAGGTCGATGACCTTCAGTTGACCCCGGAAATGAAGAAGGCGCTCGGCAAGGAAGCGCAGCAGCGATTCCACGAGCTGCACGTGATAGGCAAGCGGCTGGAGGCGACGGTCGAGAAGTTGACGACCGAGAACAAGGCCGTTATCGAAGCGCGTGATACGATCATGGACGTGCTTGAATCGCACAAGGTCGAGGGCGGGCGCGATCTTCAGCCGCTTCTCGAATACAACCTCGCGGTCAAGGACGGCCGTTTCGAGGATGCGCTGAAGATCGTTGACACGCAGCGCGCAATGCTCCTGACGCAGCTCGGGCGCGAAGCCGATGGTGTGGATCTCCTCAAGGAGTTCCCCGACCTTTCCAAGCGGGTCGAGGACATGAACCTCAATCGCGCCGATGCGCTCGAAATCGCTCAGACGCGCAGGCGCGAGGCGGCCCGGCAGCAGCAGGATCAGCAGCGCGGTCAACAGCAGCAAAACGCGCAGCAACAGCAGCAGGTGCGCGAGGAGGCGTTGACCGCGATCGAGAAGTGGAGCAATGCCATCGCCAAGACCGATATTGACTATAAGGCGAAAGAAGCTAAAATCATGGCAAAGCGGGGCGATAAGCCGTCCCTGATGGACGAGATCCTCAAGGACTATCCGCCCCGCTTGTGGTTGCCGACGTTTCAACGGATCTACGAGACGATCGAGAGCGTGAAAGCGCCGGCAACCGTGAGCAACGAGTCTCGGCCGCTTCGCCCGAACGGGGCTAAAGGCGGTGCCAAGGAGCCCGGCACTATGGAGCAGGCCATCGCTCAGGGGCTCCAGCTAGAGAACGCAGACCTTCGGCAGTAGCGCCGCTTCGCCAGCGGCAGGCAGTAGGCGGGTTCGCCACCGCGAGGACTGTAATCGTGCTTCGTCCAGCACTGATGCACGTTTTCGCGAGGCGACACCATGCCCTTCACCACCCAAGAGATTTCCGACGCGGGAAAAATCGGGCTCGATTTTTACCTGAAAAATAACCCCGTCGACCAGATCGCCGTCGAGCGCCCCTTCTACAAGGCGCTGAACGGCCGCAAGAGCTCGGCACCCGGAGCAAAGCAATACATCGTCGAGCAACTCCGCTTCCGGTATCAATCCAATTTCCAGTGGTTCAACGGCTCGCAGGTGGTCACTTACAACCGCCGGCAGTCGATCGAGCAGGCCAATTATGCGTGGCGCTCCGCGCACGACGGCTTTGCGCTCGACGAGGATCGCATGATCCAGAACGGGATCTCTGTCGATGACAGCGGCCCCGGCGGCACCGCCAGCGGCGCCGAGGTGATTCAACTCACCAATCTGCTGAAAGAGCAGACCGAGATCCTGCGGCTGGGCTTCCAAGAGAAATTCTCCCACGCGCAGCACTTGGACGGCTCGCAGTCGGCGGATGCAATCACCGGGGTCGACGCCCTGATTTCACTTACCCCGACCACGGGCACCGTGGGCGGCATAGACCGCGCGGTAGCGGCCAATGCCTACTGGCGCAATTACGCCATCACCGGCCTCACCGTCACCACCACCACCGGCAACGTGCTCGACTTCATGGAAGTCGCGTGGCGCGCGTGCGTTCGCAACGGCGGGCGTCCGAACTACATGGAAGCGGGCTCGGATTTCATCGACGGTTTCCGTAACTTCATGGTGAAGAGCTACGGGCGGGTCGACTACGAAGGCGTCGGCATCTTTAAGGATGTCAAGGCGGGCACCGAAATGCTTTCCTTCCACGGGGTTCCGATCGTGTGGAACCCGGAGTTCGACGACCTGCAAGATCTCTACGCGCCGGGCACGAGCTGGAAAAAGCGGCTCTACATCGACAACCTCAACCACATCAAACTGCGCCCGATCTCGGGACAGGATATGGTCACACGCAAGCCCCCGCGTGCGTATGACAAATACGAATGGTATTGGGGCCTGACGTGGCGTGGCGGCGTCACGATGAACCGCTCCAACGCGAACGCGGTTCTCGCGATCGCCTGATCGAGGCGAGGTTCAAGAAGGCCCCCTGAGCACCCGCTCGCGGGGCCTTTTTCTTCGTCGCCTTACCAACCGCAAAGGAGCCGAACATGCACGTCCTCGTTAGGATAAATTCAGCCACTTCCACACCTGTCGACTGCGGTGAAGGTGCCGCAGCCGCCGCGAAGATCGCCGAGCTGAAGGGCGTTCATGGCGCGGATAACGTCGTGAACGTGGACGGCAGCGCTATCGTCGCTACTCCCGTGGAGAAGAAGGGAAAGGCATCGAAAAAAGGGAAGAGCGCCCGCAAGGGCAAGAAGTAACGAACGCGCCAACGCGCAAAAGGAAACACGATGAGCTATCGGATCATGGCAACAATCCGCCGCGGCATGACGGATGCAACCGCGGTGTGCGTCTTCCCGTGGGAACTGGCGTTGATGGAGGAAGTGCATACCGGAGCCAATGCAAGCGAGGTGTCTATCGAGGAAATGAGTTCGCTCAAGGGCTCGGTATCGGTGAAGCCGGTGAAGCTGAAGACCGAGCGCCAGCAGGTTGCGGACAAGGCGCTGTCGCTCGAAGAGCAGCTCCGCGCGATGTGCCGGGTCGATGCCGAGGACGACCCGAAACTCGATCTCGATACCGAATACCACCGGCTCGCGGAAAAATACGGGATGCACCCCGAGGTGAATCAGCCGGTGGTAAAGGTGGTCTACGGCACCCCGGCGCAGTTCAGGCTCGCGGTGAAACCTTTCCTCGGCTCGAAGCCGCCCAAGGGCGACATCGAGGAAACCCGTGCGGCCCGGGAGGAGCAACCAGCCCCCGAGGACGAAGAGAAGCCGATCGCTGAAATGACGAAGGCCGAGCTGCAAGCGCGCCTGAAAAAGGAGAAGGTCGACTACCCGAAGGGCGCGAGCCTCGAAACCCTGCGCGATCTCCTTGAAACCGCCACCGCGTAATGGCCTACGAGACTCTTGAATCACTCCGCGCGGAGCTCCGAACCCGGCTCGGATACTCTTCCGCCGGGCCGTCCGCGGGCGTGATTCAGGAGAATCTCAACTCGTTTCTCAAGCGCGGGCAGGAGATCCTCTATGAGACCCATGATTGGGTGCGGCTGCGGAAATACGAGGATAAATCGGTCGGGGTGAATCAATACCTCGTCGACTATCCCGCGACCGCGAACCCCGAGCGCATCAAGGCAATCTCCATCCTCGACGGAACGGTGTGGAGCCCGCCGCTGCCGAAAGGCATCAGGCCGCAGCTCTACACCACCCAAGCCAACACCTCCCGGCCGGCGCGCTGGGAGCCCTACGAGCAGATCGAACTGTGGCCGAAAGCGGACAAGATCTACACCGCGCGTATTTTCTTCATCAAGCTCCTTGAGCGCTTTGAGCAGGATGGCGATGTCACGAGCATCGACGGTGGTCTCGTGTTCACGATCGCTCTCGGCAACGCGAAGGCGCACTACCGGCACCCCGATGCCGAGCTCTACGTTGGCGAGCGCGATGCTCTGCTTACCCGGTTGAAGTCGAAGAGCTGGGGGCGCGATGTCTTCAGCCCCAACGATTACGTCGAGGAAGCCGCGCTCCCGAAACCTGTTGTTATATGAAGAGGTGAATCATGGACGTTAGAGAAGCAGGAAGGCCGGTAAACCGCACCGCGACAGGCGACATCGTTGCGGCGACTGCAAGCCCTGCCCCGCCGGCAGCCGGGCACATGATCGGTTTCTATGTCAACTCGACCACCGCGCTGACGCTCATCTTCCGTGATGGAGGTGCCGGCGGCACGGTGTTGAACGGCGCCATTACTCCCGCCGCCGGGTTCCATCCATTCCCGTGCGAATTCGAGAACGGGCTGCACGTGACTTTCGGTGGCGCGGGCGACGCGACTTTCTTCGTCAAGTGACCTATGCCGTCCATTGTTTTCGACGATTGGGCGGGAGGGCTTGATCTTCGGCGCTCGGTATCGATGTCGGCGGCGAATGTCCTCTTCCTCCTCAAGAATTGCTACATCACCACCGGCAAGGCAATCAAGAAGCGCCCCTGCATAATAATCGTCACGACACTGGAGGCCGGCACCGTCGGGTTGAAGGCGGCTGGTGGAAAGCTCAACACCTTTTACGGTGAAGGCGCGCAGATCATCCACTCCAATCCGCTTTTCAGATCAAACCGGGTGCCGAACCACATCACTTCTGAGGCGCCAATCAAGATCCACTACGCCGAGAATTTCAACGGGTTTCTCTACGTCTCAGCTGGCTATGCCAGCGCGGTTCAGCCGGCTTCCCATCACTATCTGGACGACGCCACCGATGCGTGGGAACCCAGCACCGCTTATGCGTTTGGTGTTTTTGTGAGGCCGCGGGTTCCCAACGGCTTCCGTTATCAGGTCAACGGCTTGAGCGGCACCGGCACCTCGGGAGCGAGTGATCCGGCATGGGGGCTCATCGTTGGTGACAACACAATCGACAACCCGGGCGCGAACCAGATCTCGTGGAGGTGTCAGACCTATGTAGCGAACAACGGTAATTGCCCGCACTCGAAACAGGTGAAGAAGATCGGGCAAAAAATCTATGCCGCGAGTGGCTCTGATGTGAGGTTCTGCGCGACCGCGGCCCCTAAAGATTGGGAAACGGCGGACGATGCCGGCTTTATCCCGTCCGGCATCAACGCCGCCGGCAGCGACACTGTTACTGCGCTCGGCGATTATCGCGGCAAGCTCGGAATTTTCTATGCCGACTCGACCCAGCTCTGGAAAGTAGACCCCGATCCTGCCCTCAACGAGCTCGTGTCCAACGCGGAAAATATCGGAACCCTGCATTACGACACACCGCGCGCCTTCGCAAATGATCTCGTGTTTCTGTCGAAGATGGGTTTTCGTTCGGTCACGCTCTCGGTGCTGTCCGATGACATTCAGGAAAACGACATTGGCAGCCCGATCGACAAGCTGCGGAGCGAAATCGCCGACGGCGATGAGCCACACTCGATCTATTTCCCGCGCCTCGGGCAGTTGTGGATAGTCAACGGCTCTCGCGTCTACGTGATTACTTACTCGAAGAGCAACAAGATCACGGCGTGGTCGGTCTACGATTTCCCGGTTGAGTTCAGCGATGTCACGGTGCTCGACAACGAAGTGTATGGACGCTCTGGCAACGATGTCTATCGCTTCGACCAGACGATATTCAACGACGATGGCGAGATCCCGCTCTGCGAAGTTGAAATGTTTTTTCAGGATGGGAAGCTGCCCGGGCACCTGAAAATGTTCATCGGGCTCGATACCGCGGTGATCGGCACGTCCTCGATCGCGTTCCGATATGACCCGCGCAATACGAACCTGATGACGGCCTTCGTGCCGTTGTCGAGCGATACCCGCCCCGACGCATTGGCTCCTATGGAGATCTCAGCCGTCGCCATTGCGCCGGTCGTGCGCCACCAGCTCGATGAGGATTTCCAGCTCGATCTGCTGCAATGCTACTTCGAGAAGCTGGGGCCGATATGATCGTCACCATGAGACCGTGGCACCTGATGAGTGTGACGCTCAACATGCGAAGCTCCGACCGCGAGGAGTTCAGCCTGATGTCGGACACCGATCCCGAGCGCTGGGCGTGCCGGCGGGCGCTGGAGCCCGGGCTCCACTTCGCCGCGGTGACATCGGCCGGGATGCCGGTCGCGTGCTTCGGCTTCATCGAGGCGGAAGACGCCGCAGCCGCAAGCATATGGATGGTTGCCACTGATCGGTGGAAGCCCTATCTCAAGAGCATGTTGCGGGCCTACGATGCGGTGCTGAAGTCTGGAAAATTCCGCGTGCTGCAAACCGGAATCAGGAAAGGCAGGAAGGAATCGGTGAAGTTCATCGAGTGGCTCGGCTTCGAGTATCGAGGCGATCTGCCGGGTTATCTGTCAAACGGCGATACAATGCTGATGTTTTCAAAGGTGGTGTGACATGCCCAACTGGTTGAGGAAGGTGGCCGACCCCGCGAACCTCTTCACTGAGTCGGATGCGGAGCGCGCGGCGCGCGAACAAAGCGGGCGGCAAGTGGATCTCGCGATTGCCGAGGAAGCGCGGCGCGCCGAGCTCCGCAAGAAGATCGCCATGATGTTCGGTGAAGGCCCGGAGACGGAGCAGGTGCAGGTGGGCACCAACGTCACGCCGGTCAAGGGCCGGGAATTTGACAAGCCAGACATCGAGCAGATCTTCGAGACGCGACCGACTACGGTGCCGGCTGCAAAAGCGCAGTTCGCCACCGAGGAAGGTGATCTTGCGGGCGCGCTGCGAGGGCACTACGGAGACGAGCTCCAGCGTAATTATGCGGAACAGGAAAGACAGAATCGCTTTGGCGCCGCCCGCACCGGCAATATTGGAGGCTCGGCTTTTGCAGATTCGCGGTCAAGCCTCGAAGAGCAGAATCGCCTCGGGGGCACCCGCATCGACGAAGCGGTGCAGCGCGCGATCAATACGCTGCGCTCCTCCCGTGAGCAAACGAAGCTCCGCGCGATCGATCTCGTGAACGCGGGCTCGGGCGAGGAGGGCGTGCAGAGCGCCACCGCCGGCTTGAAAAGTTCCCTTGAACAAGCGAAGGCCGCGAACCGCGAGCAGCTCTTCGGGGATCTCTTCACTTCCGGCGCCTTCGCCAATGCGAACCGCATATCAGGAGATCGCAACGCGCAAGCGCTGGCGATTTTCGGCAACTCGCGCGGCGGCGGACTCTCGCCATCGAGCCGCAACACGCAGCCGCGCATTATCAATTAGGGGGCCTTATGCCTTGGTGGGTTCCATTGATTGTTGCGGTAGCAGGCGCCACCGCAAAAAATCGCAGCGAGGATCAGCGAATCAGGGAGCAGACTCGTCTGACGGATGCCATGACGCAATTCCGCAGCGGCAAAGCAGCGGAGGGCCGCGCCGCGATCGAGGACTACACGAAGACACTCGACCCGGCAGCCCGCGCGCAGGCGCTTGCCGATGAGGAGGCGCTGCTCGGCGAGAGCTTGAATACTTCTGTGGGAACGACAAAGGCATATGAGCGGCCGACCGATTTCAGCGGTAAGGTGTCTCCCGACTATGCTCGCGTTCGACAAGCCGGACAGGGGCGCACCGATGAGCGGCTTTCCCGGGCAATCACACAACTAAAGACGATGGGTGCTCCAGCTCAGGCCGCGTTAAAAAATTCCTTCGCGTTCAATACCGCCGGCAGCGCCGTTGACAATACCAACACCGGGGCGAACTATGTCTCGAAGGCGTATCAGGATGCAATCGACCGCGCGATGGGGAATCAGGGCCTCAGACGCGGCGGCGAACTTGCAATGCAGGCCGCCAACGCTTACGGCTACGGCAGGTCTCGCAGATCCACGGGCCGCGGCTTCGACGAGTAGGGGTAGAACATGCCGACCTTCAGGACAAGACAGCCCTCCTCGCTCGCCTCTGGCGTGCGGAGTTTCGCCGCGAGCTTCGGCGGTGCCGGCGGTTTGAACGAGCTGGAGAAAATGCAGATCGAGCGCGCGGGCGCGCGGGCGAACCGCGAAGACTCGCTCGCCGAGAAGGTGCGCCTTGAGATCGAGCAGATGCGTGCCGGCGAACAGGCGCGTGCCGATCCGGCAGCAGAAACAGATTACGCGGCTACCGTGTCCGGCGTTCGCGGTGGTGACACCGCGAGCAATCTGTCGAAGTTCATCCGCGGCTTGTCGGAGCAGTTTGCCGGGGAGGGCGCCGATGAAGCCGGCAACGTGGTGCCGCCGATCGAGCTCCCGGTCGCACGTCCCGATGCGGTAACGCCAGAGCAGGAGCGCGCCTTCCGCGCAGCCCGCGGTTCGGTAATGGCAACGCGCATGGCGACCGGACGCACCAACGCCGACCAGTTGACCGAGGCCGGCGGGAACCTCTTGACGCAGGCGCTCCGCAACGAGATCACGGCGCCCGGGACTGAAGTGGTGCGCGGCAACCAGCTCGCACAGGCGGCTGGGCTACGCGCTCGCGAGCCGTTTGCGACCAATGCACAAGGCACGGTGCTAAATCAGGAGACCGGGGATCTTGGCGAGGGCTCGCTCCTTGCCGGCGCGGTGAGATCCGCCACCCGGGCACTTACCGGGCAGCGTAATGCCGCCGGGGAGCTTTCGAACACCCGGGCGAACGTGGTGCAGAACCCGGTGCCGAGGCCGGCGCCCAATCGCACCCCGGGACAGGAAGCGCGCGACGAAGCCTATGCCCGGGCGCAAGCGGCGCGAGCCGCCGGAACTGAAGCCGAGAACCTCCGCACACAACAATCACGTGCGCGTTCGAACTTCCGCACCGAGCAGCGCACCGACCCGAGGCTGAAGGGGGCGACACTCGGGAAATGGGTTGCCGGGCAGGGCTACGAGGTGAAAGACGCGGGCGGGCGAGTTGTCGGCTACTATGACTGATCTATGGGTTTCAGGCCGATCAGTGATGTGGAGATCATCGACGAACGCCCCGGGCCACCGCTCGGGGGCCGGGGTTTCCGGCCGCTCGGGGAGCCCTCTATCCCCCCCGGGGTCAATACACCCGATGTTTCACGTGAAACATCCCTGATTGACTCGATCCGGTCTTTTGTCTCGGAACTGCCCGGCTCTGAGCTGGGCGCAATCGCGCGCCGTGGACGCAATCAAGCCCGCTTTGGGGTGATGGCCGACGCGGCGACCCCGGAAGATCTCGCCGCCGCTGATACCGCCCTAGCGGCTGCCGCCAAGGCCCCAAGGCGCGGCCCGGGCGCTGTGGTTGGCCCCACGAGCCCTACCTTCGAGCCGGCGGGCTCCAGCAGCGTTGTAGGACAATTCCTACCCTCCCTAGGAGCCGAGGCAAGGCTTCTTGCCGGGGGCACCAACCGGGCTGCGGCTGATGTGCTCGGGGAGCTCGGTGTGCCGGGCATGGAACCGTTCTCCGAACGGGCGGCTGCCGGCGCCCGGCGGGCGACTCAGGACATCGAGGCGATCGGCAACCGATTGCCGGTGCCGGTGCCGAGTGTGACGCCCAGCCGATTCTCGCAAGCGGCTGCGGCCGTCACTGACCCGCGGAACGTGCTCGCAGGCGTCACGCAGGCAGCCGAGTTGGCGCCCGCGATCGGCGCTACGGTCGCCACCCGCAGCCCGACGCCGCTCCTTGCTGCGATGCGCGCGATCACGGTGCCGCGGGAATATCAGCGCTACAAGGAGGAAGGTCTCGACACGAAGCTCGCGCTCGTCGGCTCGATCCTTCAGGGCGAGACTGAGGCGCAGCCCGAGAAGATCTTCACGAGCGTCATACTCAAACGCCCGATCGGCCAGCTCTTGCGTGGATCTCCGACGCAATTCGCCGAGGCGGTGCGCTTCGTTGCGCGAGCAACGGGTGCTGAAGCGACGAGCGAAGGAATCTCGACCACGTTGAATTGGGTGGTGGACAAGGCACTCGCCGACCCCAACGCCACGCCCGAGCGTCTTGTCGCGGATCTCAAGCAGACTGCCGCGCAGCTTGCAGTTCAGGCGCCAGCGATGGCCGGCATGGCGCGCACCGCTCGCGCCGTGCCCGAGCTCGCGCGCCGCATCGAGGAAGAAGTTGCGCCGGGGCGCGCGATCGGGCGCGCAATGGAAGAGACGATCGCTGACGCTGAAGCGGTGCCGCCGACGCCGCTCGTCTCCGATCTGCGCCGTCAGGTCGAGCAGCGCCGTCCACCGCCAGCCCCGCCCGCCGCGCCGTTGCCACAAGTCCCGCAGCGCACGAGCGCGCTCGGCATTGAGCCGGCGCCCATTGAGCAACAGCACTCTGCGCCGACTCGGCCGCCCGGGAGCCGCTGGGAAGGTGATCGAGGTGCAATGCCGGGAGAACCGATTGCCTATCTTGATGCGGAGGAAGGCGGATTCGACACCGCAAAGGCCGCCATTACAGAACGGGAAATCCCGGGCAGAGGCATACTCTACGACGCTACGGATGCGGATGGCAACGCACTCGGAACTTTCCAAACAATCGAAGAAGCAGCAAGGGCCGCCGAGAAAAAATTTCCGAGCCCCGTGGTGCAGGTGCCCGTTGGGCAGGTATTGCCAGAAGATGTTGAAGGCGAAGGCGGCGACTCCGTGCGTGGCAACGGGACGTTCACGATCAGCAAGGCGCGCTACGCGAAGGGGCAGATGATCGTGCGCGTGAAGAGCCTAGATGGATTCAAAACCCGTGCCGGGCGTATTGCTGACGCGGTTTCGCGTGGACGCTATTCCAACCGCGAGCACGGTTACATCATGTCTCCCGCGGCGGCGAAGCGTTTCCGCCAGCACTTCGATAGCGGCGGCGACGCCGCAATCATGAGCCGCGACCTTCTACCACCGCGCACGCAGGAACCCGCCGGCCAGATCGCGCCCGACTACTACGAGCCTTTCAAGAAGGCGACAGGGCAATACCCGTGGGAAATGCCGTTCGAGCAGTTTTACAAGCGCACGGTGTCGCTCCTGAAGAAGGAGGCGCCGGGCAAGCCTGCTCAGTGGTATGAAGGCGTCATAAGATCCGAATACAACAAGGCGAGGACGCAGGAGCCGGTTCACGGCGGCCCGATGCCGATCGTGATCGAACCCTCGGCCGCGCCGTTGAACGCGCACGAGAAGGAAGTCGAGCGCCGCGCCAACGATTACGTGCAGAACCATACTGAGGAGGCGATCGAGCGCTATCGGAAAATATTCGGCAACGAGATCAGCCCCGATAATGTTCGCGAGCTCTTTCCTGAT